TGTAGAGATCCCGGCGCTGCTGGCCGGCGTAGTCCGACGCACACAGCCCGCGCGCAGGCTCCAGCAGGGCATAGGTCGACAGGCTGCTGGCATAGTTCGCCACCATGTAGTCGGCCATCACGCCCTCGTAGCCGATGCTGGTGGCGCCGATGTCCACCATCTGGGTGATGGTGTTCTGGCGACCGAACGTGTCCTGCTCACTCGTCACCGTGCGGATTGCCTTGGTACCGGTGGCATTGAAGAACCACGGCGATCCCGCATTGCCGAAGGTATTCCCGTCGCTGGGCTGGTCCGGGTTGATCTTGCCTGGAGTGCGGCCCAGCTCGACATGGCTCCCGGCCTCCACTTCCCAGTTGCCTTTCTCCTGATCGCCCTCGCGCCGGCTCACGCGGAACGCCACAAACGCCGACTGGCCGGTGCTGGTCTGGTTGATCAGCATGTTGCTGAACGCAACCACCATTTCTGCAAACCCCTCGGCGCTCTTGCGCAGGCACGCCGAGTTGATGCGCCAGGACAGGTAATCAGGCGGAGACTCGATCAGGCCGGCGTACTCGTCGCGGTCGAAAAGCACCTGTCCCTGTTGGAACACGAAACGGCCCATGTCGGCCAGCACCGTGGTGTCGTTGACGTAGCGAGACTGCCAGTTGTAGACGGAAAGCTGCAGGTCGCGGCCATCCTTCCACTCGGTGCACCCGTAGTAGCGCAACCCGTTCGGGTACAGGTCCGGCGCGTTGAACGTCTCGTAGCGGGCGCCCTTGATGTCGTCCACCACGTCCCAGCGGCTGTAGTAGCGGGTGATCTTCCCGCCGCCGTTGAATTCCAGCCAGCCATTTGGCTGCTGGCCGGTAGGGTCGACCTGCCGGCCAGGGAGCGGGATGCCGAACGGGACATCCCAGCGCGGCCACAGGATGAAACCGCCCTTTGACTGCCGGCCGCCTTCGCCGCCTCCACCCTCTACCGTGATCGTGATGCGCGGTTGACCGCCGATCATCTCTGCAACGATGGTGCCTCCCGGCACCTGTTGCACCTGCTTTACAGTGCCGAGGCCGCTGGCCTTTGCCCTTTCAGCGACGTAGCCGAGCACCTTGCGGGCCGTGGGGATCAAGGCCGCACAAGCGTCCTTGTCCCCCACGAACCGCGTGTGTGTCCAGCCTTCGTAGCGAGGGGCCGGCATGTGGCATCAGGCCGCCGCGTCCTGCGCAGTGAGCGTATAGCGCACGCCCAGCAGGTCGGGGCTGGTCAGGCCGGTGCGATCGCTGGCGAATCGCGTTGCGGCCAGCAGGACGCCGGTGGTGCTGCCCTTGGCCGAGGCCGAGATCAGGAACGCACCGCGCGCGGTGTACGGCCCGTTGGTGTCGAACGCGAAGCTCGCTTCGGACGAGGCATTGCTGATCGACGGCGTGGTCGCAGCCTGGACAGTGAACGCCGGCCGCTGGCCGGGCGTGTAGCCGGTCACCTCGGTGGCGTTGGAGACGATGTTGGACGCCTTCCAGTCGGCTTGCGGGTTGACGTTGCCACTGAACAGGCCGATGTACCACGCGGTGATCTGCGTGCCGCCGGCAAGCACGGTGTTCAGCATGTGGATCAGGCCCTCGTCCACCACGCGATTTTCGGACATTTGGCGATCGGCAACGCCGTTGCGGTACAGCGTGTCCCCGAACACGCCGTTGCACAGGGCATTCATGCCGCCACCGATCAGGATGCCGCGCTCGGTCAGCTCGAACTTGCCATTGCGCATGTGGCGGCCGATCTCGCGGGCGTGCTTCTGCAGGTCGATACTCATGTCATCACCATTTTTTTTGAGGGCAGCGCCCGTTGAAAATCGTCAATACCGCGATCACGCATCCACAGTGACCGCACCTGTCCGGCGTACCGCGCCTGAGTGAGGCGCAGCCATCGCAGATACTGCGCCTGCGCTGGCGGTCGCTCTCTTCTGTGCTCTGGGTGGGCGCCTTGCTGGCGTCCTTGTCCAGCACCCTTTTCAGCCAGCTCACGGGGTATCTCCTGCTCGGTAGACGGTCGCCACGGCCGTGTCGGTGACGCCCAGGCTCTGCGCCATGGCGCCGCGCTGGGCCGTGATGAACTGCATGATGCCGTCCTGTTCGCGGAACAGGGAAGCGGCACGATCGCCGGCCGGCGCGGTGAACTGGCTCTGGTTGAAGGTGACCACATTGCCGCCGGGCAGGCCAACCGTGAACAGGCCGTCGGTACCGAGCCACGCCGGCACCAGCTGCTTGGATTCGATGCCCCAGGCCGAGGCAGGGGTGACCATGGACGAACCCGGCACCGCGCCATAGGCGCTTACCGGCTTCGGCGCCCAGTCATAGGGATTGGCGCCGGCCAGGAAGTGCACGCGCTTGCCGTCGCTGACATACACGCCGGCGCCATCGCCCTCAACCGGCTCCATCAGGGTGATCCGGTCGCGGAACCCCACATGCGAGTTGCCTAGGTGGGTCAGGCCATAGCGCAGCGGCTCGGACCACAGCACGAACTTGCCCCGCGCCACCAGCTGCCGGCCGTTCCACTGCCTGACGATATGCCCTGATGGCATCGCGGAAAGGAACTGGGTAGCGATCAGGCGCCCCTGCGGCGGCGTGGTGATACGAACGCTGGGCGTGCCTGCCGGTACCGACTGGGCGAAGTACAGCGCGCGGTCATCGCCGGAGCTGACGTAGATCCTGATTTCCGGCGTCTCCACCGGGTCGGATGGCTGCGGCAACGACATCAGCAGCACGCCCTGCCCGTCGGCAATGTCGATCGATGCGGCCAGGGTGGCGCCAGATTCTCGCCGGCGGCGGTCGGCGAAGGTGATGCACACCAGCACCTGCCCCTTCCCCAGCGTCCCATCGATGGCCTGCAGGAAGGGCTGGCCGGCCGGCTGCTCGCAGGCCCACGGCATCGCGTCGCCCATAGCGTCGACCATGCCGCACTGCAGCTCGTTGGACCAGAAAGCGGTGTCGTTGACGCGCGCATAGCTCACGGGCAGGCCCGGCGACAGGCCGCTGCGCAGCAGCTCGGTGCGCAGGTCAGGGTGCACCGCGTGCAGGTTCTCGCCGTCCACATACAGGCCGAACGGGAACAGGTCATCGGCCCACAGGCTATGTCCCAGGTCGCAGGGGATCAGCGGCGCGGTGTAGCCCTGTCGGCTCTGGATCTTGCCGGCGTTGGTCAGGTCGACATCGACCGCCTCGCGCAGGGTGTTGGCCGGTACCGACGATTCCTTATCCCGGTTGTTCAGGCCGGAAAAGGTGTCGATCGGCTGCAGCTGGTCGTCACGGACGCCCATGGTCACCACCGCTCAGGGCGGCAGCGCGGAGCGCGGTGGCGCCGCTGCTTGCGGCGCACGTTGGCGTCGGGCATCTCGCCGAAATCGTCGGTGAACAGGGCCTTGTGGTCTGCGGCGCGGCCAAGGTCCTGCATCTCCGCATCGCGGACGCTGTAGGCCCGGTAGAGAATCCAATTCAGCAGCTTCATGTGGTGCTGCTGGGCGATCTCCGGCTCGTCAGTCTTGAATTCGAGGTCTTCCAGCGGCAGCCGGTACACGGACAAGTGAAGCGTGCCGGTGTACTGATCGCTGGGAACCCGGTCGAGCACGATGGCAATGCCGGCGAACCCGTCTCCGCTGGCATCGTCGTACATGGTGAAGGTGTCGGCCCAGCCCGTGCGCAGGCGGCCGCTAATGACATCCTCGGTACCGCACCAGCCCGCGTAGTCCAGGCGGCGCAGGCAGGGGTCGGGGTCGGCGCCATCGAAAACGCGGGTCATCGACACCGCATCGATGTCGAACACCTTGGGGTGCAGGCGGTAGACGCGCTGCCCGGCCACAAGGGGAATGGTCACCACCTCTGGGGTGGTGAAGTCGCGCAGCAGCTTGGCGCGGATCGCAGCCTCACGCTGCGCCTCGTTGGCCCAGGCGATCAGCGACTTGTCGCCCCACAAAGGCGGCGTGCCGTGGTCGCCGGTTACTGTCCGAAATTCTGAGATCAGGTCACCGACTTCCACGGCACGCGCACCCCCCTACTGTTGTGAGAAAGCCAGGATTACTCCTGCTCTTCCTCGTCTTCTTCGTCTTCTTCGTCGCCGTCCAGCTCCAGCTGGAGCTTGGCCCAGGCTTCGTCGCGCTGCTCGGCGGTGACGTTGGCGCCGACACGCTTGGAGAGCCAGTCAACGCGCGGGATGTCCTGCTCGGTCATCGCATCGTTGAACTGCGGGTCCAACGGGTCGCCGTTGAGGATGTCCTTGCACGCTTCGATCAGGCGCTCGATCAGGGTCGAGTCTTCCGACTTGTCGGCTTCCGGGGCTGCCTTGGCCGCTGCACGGAGCTGCGCGGTGGTCATCGGCTTGCCGTTGGCCTCGGTGCACCCCGACTGCAGGGCCTTGCGCCAGAAGCGCTCCGGCAACGGCTTCGGGTCGCTGCCCACAAGGGCAACGCCACCATCAGGAAGGGTCAGGCGGATAACTTCGCCAGGGAAGGTGCTCACGAAATTCTTGATCTTCGCCGGCGGTGCGGGCTTGCTGCTTACCATGGGAATTTCCTCTGGGGTGGGAATCTTCGCGGGGCGGGTGGAGATGGCCCCGCCCCGCGAAGGTTACCGCACCTGCATCAACCCTGGGTGTGGTACGCCTTCGAGGCGGCCACGGTTTCAACGAACACCATCACCTTGCCCTTGGTCGCGGCAGTGCCGGTGGCAATGCGCTTGATCAGGATGTACTGCAGGGTGCCGTCGGTGCCGTAGATGAAGCCCGTCGGGGTGAACTGCTTCAGGCCGGTGGTCTTCAGGTCCACGGCGGTGCCGTAGCGGTCCTCGTCGGCCGAGTCGCCGATCACCAGGGTGTCGGTGGTGGCCGCGTCGAATGCCTCGGTGACGTTGGCGAAGCAGCGCAGCACCTGCGAGCCGGCCGGCACCTGCAGCGGGATCACCTGGGCGAACTTCGGGTCGTTGAAGTTGGCGAGGTTGATCTCGAAGTAGGCGATGTCAGAGTGCTGGCGGCCATCGAGATTGGGAACAAAAAAGGTCGGGTACATGTCTGGTTCCTCGAAGCTATTGGGATAAAACCAGCCCGGTTAAGGGCTGGTTTCTGGCCGCTTACTTGCCGCTGATCGCGTGGTCCAGCTGCAGGGTGCCGAAGTCCTCGACCGACTTGTCGTAGATCGAATAGAACTTCGGGCGCAGCAGGCCGAACATCTTGTCCACGCTCACGCCCTGCTTGGAGTCGTAGTCGAACTTCTTCTCCACCCAGTCCGGGCTGCCGATGTCGGCGAAGCCCAGCGCCTGCGCGCCGCAGATCGTGGTGCGGGTGCCGTCGACGTTGCCGCCGGCGCCCCACTTCGAGCCAGCGGCAGCGCCACGGTTCGAGTAGACGAGGCGGTGTTCGTGGAAGACGAGGCCATCCACGGTCACGGTGGCGCCGGTGAAGAACGGATTTTCCTTGCCGCGCGGCAGGGCGTTGGTCACCGCACGCAGGTAGTCCGGGTCCTTCTTCAACTGGGCCAGGGTGCCGGGGCGAACCAGCGCCATGTAGTATTCCTTGCCGTCGGCGATGATCGGCTTGATGTAGTGGTCCTTGGCGTAGGCCAGGGCGTCCACGATCGCGCCATAGGTGATCACGTCGTTGGCGGTGACGGCAGTGGTATCACCCCATTCCAGGCCGCCGGTGGAATTCACGCGCAGGTGGCGCTTGGCGGTCGGCGCCGAGACATCGGCCGCGAACGCAAGGTTCGGGAACGGGCTGTTCTGGCGCAGGCTGCCGTCGTTGTTGTAGCGGTAGTTGATGCCGGCCAGGGTCAGGAACACCAGCTGATCAACGCGGTTCGCCAGCCAGTAGGCCAGCTTGTCGCGGGCGTGCTCGCGGAAGCGGATGACGGTCTTCTGGTCGGCCAGCTTGCCCTTGTTGCGCACCTGATGCGAGATGAGATCGATGGTGATCTCCTGCTCGTAGTTCATCAGCTGCTCTTCGTTGCCTTCGCGCTGGTTGTCGCCGATGACGCCATCGCCGACCAGATCGGCCACCAGCTGCATCAGCACGCGCTCGCCGCGCTCGTCCTTGGTCAGCTCGGTGATCCGCTGGATCATCGAGTTCTGGCCCTTGCCCAGGAAGCGCTTGGTGAACATCATGTCGCGCGCGGCGCTCCAGGTGTCACGCGCCCAGACGATCTTCTGCTTGGAATTCAAGCCTGCAAAATTGGTTGCGGCCATGGCCGTTGTCCTCTTCGGGTTCTCGGGATAGGAATTGCACCGCGTTGGGTGCCTTTGCTATCCCACTTGACGCCGGGGACTGGGCTGATGCGCGAGGGGAGCGACCCACCGTTTCTACACCGGGACACGGTAGCCCGGACGGGGCCGCCGGGGGTGACGCTCCCCCGGCGGTCCCAGCGATCCCACCCCGTCGGGGATCGCAGCATGGCGGCAGCCCTGCTGGCGCCTTTTTACCCGACTGAACGGGGTGTGCGCAAGGGTTACTTGCCCTTGCCCACGTAGTCGCCGCGAGCGAGCGCCTTGTCCTTCGGCGACATCCGGCGGATCTGGGACTCGCTCGGGCCGTCTTCGCCGTAGTTGATGCGGCTCACAGCACGATCGCCGCTGCCGGCGCGGGCCAGGGCGGAGGGCTGGCGCCGCTGGGCCTCCACGGCCCGGCGCTTGTCGCGGATCGATCGGTTGTCCTGGCCGGCCTTGCTGGGCTGACGGTCACTCTTGCCCTTCTTGGCCGCCTTCCCGGTCTTCCCGCCGGCATCACCGCCGACAGTTGCGCCGGCAATGCGCTCGCAAGCCTTGCGGACGGCATCGGCCAGCGGCATCCCGCGACGGTAGTAGACATCGCGCAGATCGATCATGTCCTGCAGCGCGGTCGGGTCGTAGCTGGCGCTCTGGTCGTTGAAGATCGGGAATCGGCGCTGCATGGCCGCAACCGTGTTCTCGACCTTGATGCGCTCCATGGCTTCGGTGACCGTGTTGGTTACCGCTTCCTCGGTTTCGCGCTTGGCCTTCTTGGCGAGGTATTCATCGATTTCCCTGTCCAGGGCCTCGGCCTTGGCTTCATCGCCATCCAGCAGCGCAGCGCGATACTCCTTTTTCTTGCCGGCCAGATCAAAAACAGGCTCTTCCGGCTTTGCCGGGTCCTTGATACCGCCGGGGC